TTCTCTGGCTGATCAAACTCCCGTATATTTTTAAGTGGGTTGGGGTAGCTGATTTCGCCAAGCCGTTCCAGCTCATTGAAAAGAGCGCGAAGGAATGCATGTTCACAGTTAATGGTACCCGCTGAGACCTTTAAAGATTTATCACTGGTTTTGTATCCGTTTTGTATGAGGCCCTGTAAACGCCTGTCCCGATAATGTGCCCAATCCTTCGAAGTTATAGAGGCAGCAACGGGGTTTCCCATGCCAGTGCAAATAATATTGAGTTTGCCGAGTCGGCCTTTTTTGTCACTTAGCGAGCAACCGTGCAGTTTGTACCATAGCTCGATAAGTTCGCTAAGCTTGCGGCTATCTTCTTTGTCGGCCAGCCAGGGTTTAGCCTTCATCTCGTCCTGAGTGTATTGCTCAAAGGCAATGGCTTCGGCACGGGTCCTGAACTGTCGTCTTACTCGTTTACCATCCCTTCCATTGAGATAGCACTCGCAGAGCCACTTACCTGTATTTAATTTCCTTATTGCCATGCACTCCCCCTTGATAAAAGGGGATTAAATTACTGTATATAAAACCAGTATTCAATGTTTGATTATGGCTTTTCAAACATGAAAAAACCCGCTGAGCGGGCTAAATTAATGCAGAAGGGAAGGTTGCTGTTGGCTGGTGTAGAGTGGCACCTTATTGATTTGCCCCGGCGAGACAATCATTCCAGTCACGGTCTCGTGCGTTTTGAATGTGCAGCTGCAATTAATATTCTGGCACTGGTGATAACGTTCTTTTGTTTCTTTTGAAACATAACGGCTGCTTTTTGCGTGGGCTGCTGTCTGGCATAAAGGGCAGTGCATCATCATTAATATCCTCAAAAAGGGCAGGGTAGAGCCACTTAGTTTGAATATGCAAATCGTGTTTTGCAAATTACACCCGAATTAAGCCGTTTCCGTTTCACCCTCTGTTTCTGACTGATATTCAATATCTGAAAGCAGCACTTCAAACTCAAGCGTGGTTTTATATCCACTGCCGCTCAGGCTATGTGTGACCTTGCTGATAATCCACGGCTGCGCATCGATCACTGATTTAAATCCGCTCACCCTGACCGGCGTTTCCGGATACAGGTCGGCGCGCCCCATTGCAAGCGTGAGCGAGAACTCAGCGACGCCGCGCTGCAGCTTATCCCACTTTGCTTTAGCCGCCCGCATCGCTGCCGCTTTGGATGCATACACGGTCGTCAGCGTGAATATGTTGTCTTCCGTGCCAGCCAGATAATCCCCCTCGCTGGCCTCCGGCGTTTTAGTCGCGGTCGTCTTTTTCTTTTTAGCCGCCGGGTGCTCCAGCGCGCGCAGGTGCTTTTCTTTCGGCTTGCGCTTCACCTTAACTTTTTTGGGCTTAGGGTCTTTCGTATGCAGCCAGCTCGCCGAGACGCCAGTGTATGCGCCACGGTCGGCAATGCTGAAGCTGTGCCGGTCGCCATCCTGCCGTGTGATCGTCATCTGCGGGATTGGCTTGCCGCTGGCGGTGACGCCGTTACCGGGCTTTATAAACAGAAGGCGCCCGGCCTTCACTGCAGCAACCGCGCCATAAAGCGTGGCGAGCCGCGTCAGAAATTTAGCGTCAGTCTCCTGCGTCTGGTCGATGTGAGCCACGGCAATTCCGGCGAACCCATCAGCCAGCATGGGCTTTAAGTTATTGCGAGCGGCTATCTGCGTGACGACTTCTCCCAGGGTAGTGTCGTGATAGGACACCTCCCGGCGTGAATTGAGCGAGCCACGGAAATCAGCACTGCGGGCGCGGATTGTCATGGTGTCCGGCGCACCGTGGTGCTCAACCTCATCAACGGTGAAATTGCCTTTACCGAAAAGCGTCTGTCCTTTCCAGCCGAGAAACAGCGTTATCACTGCGCCGCGTACCGGCATCGCCAGCTGCCCGTCGGCGTCGTCCAGCTCAATATCCAGCTGGTCAGCTTCAAAGCCGCGGTTATCGGTCAGCGTCATCGAGATAAGGCGATCCCTGATGTTGGTTGTGACGTCATTAGAATTAACCTTCAGCATGAAATCCGGCGTCAGCCGCGCCCCGGCCTGCACTGGCAAGCTGCTTATACCGATCATCCGAGCAGCCCCCCTGCAGATGAAATCAGGCTACCGGCCGCCGACTTAACGCCGTCGATTGCTGACGTAAACTGATCTGGCACACTGGCGGAGCCGCTGATAAGCCCGTCAGCCTGCTTTTTCAGATCGCCAAACATGGACGTCAATGACTCATCAACGCGCTTCAGGCTCAGCGTAAACATGATTTTGCTGGCCGTGCCGTTGGGGTAGAACTCACTGAAGGTGTTAGAAATACTCTCGATCACGTACATGCCGTAAATCATGCCGCTGCCGCCAATCAGTGGCCACGCCATCCCCTCGTCGGCCATCAGGCGGATTGTCATCAGCGACAGCGAGCCGCCCGTGATTTCCGGGCGCAGCTCTCCGGATAGCGTGATTTTTTCATCGCCCGGCCCGATAAACTGCGCCGACGGACGCTGCCCGAATCGGCTGTTAGTGGGCCAGCGGTAGTCGATATTCTGCTGCATATCCCCGTAAGGCAGGGTCTGCCGCATAAACGGCATCATGCCGTAAATCATCATCATCGGTTAATCCTCCCAGCCCATTTTGCTGCGGTTCTGCGCCTGACGATTGCGCTGCTCTTTTGCCTGGTGCTGCGCCATCAGAGCCATTGCGTCGTCTTTGGTCATGCCCTCGTGCATGTTGATTTCATACTGATAGGTGTTCTGGCTGCGGTCGGTGAATCCGCCCCCGGCTGACGGAGCTGAAACCGGGCGGTAAGGCGCGCCACCATAGGCGATGTTGTATTGCAGCCCGCCGGTATCTGCGCCCGCGCCGCCGGTTGCTACCGCATCGGGCGTCGGAACCTTGTCTTTCAGGCCATCGGATTTCGTGTCGATAATGCCGAGCTTATCCAGCACCCAGTCAATGCCGCCCATAAGCTGATCGAGTGCGTGACCTGGAATTTTCAGCGCCTCGGCCAGCATGTTGCCGAATTTCTTACCCATGTCTCCGGCGGCGGCGAGTTCGGTCTGCGTGGATTTCACCGGCTCCAGCAGTTTGCCGAACCAGTCCCAAAGCTCTTTGACCTTGCCGCCCACCCACTCAAACACCGGCTTCAGCGAACCGAAGGAATCACTGATCGGCCCCATCGCAGCGGTGAAGCCTTCGGCCATGCCCGCGATAAAGGCGCTGATAGGTTCCCAGTATTTACGTACCAGTAGTGCACCGGCCACGATTGCCGCTGCGACGGCCACAACCGGCAGCGTAATAGCGCCGAGAGCGGCCGTAATCGCGCCGCCCGCGATGCTGAATGCCGTACCGAGGAAGCCCGCCCCGGCAATCAGGGTATTAACGCCCGCAATCACCGGCCAGGCTACCAGCCCGATTGCGCCCAGCGCCCCGGCTAACATCAGCCCGCCCATTACCACTTTTGCGATACCGCCAGCCAGCTCCGGGTTAGCCTTAATCCAGCCATCCACCTTGAGCAGCAGCGCCGCCGTGTCCTGGGTAAGCGTGCGCAGGCTGCCGTCGTTCTGATCAAACAGGTCGGTGCCGATAGCCTCATAAGCAGACTGCAGCTCTTTCAGGTCGCCGCCGAGATTATCCTGCATGACCTGGACCAGCTCGGCGGTTTTGCCATCAGAGGCTTTAAACGTGGCGGTCAGCTGATCGAGCTTGCCAGTTGAGGCGGCGGTCATCAGTACGGCCGCCGATGAGCTGGCCTCCTCGCCGAAGATGGTCTTCATGTACTCGGCGCGCTGGCCTGTTCCCAGCTTGTTACGATCAAAGCTCGCCTGCATTTCTTTCAGGATGGTGAAAATCGGGCGGGTATTTCCTTTGCCGTCAGCCGTTTTAATTCCCAGCTCTTTGATAGCCTTGAATGATTCACCGGTAGGAGCCTGCAGCCTGCTCAGCACGGCGCGGCTTCCTGTACCTGCCATTGAACCTGTGATTTTGGCATCGTGCAGAGCGCCGACCATTGCTGCCGCCTGTTCGATGCTGACGCCCGCGTTTTTTGCTACCGGGGCGACGTAGGTCAGCGAGTCGCTAAGCCCGTCAAAATCAGCGGCCGTTTTATTCATGGTCATCGACAGCACGTCGCCGATGTGTGCGACCTTATCATTTGAGAGCTGGAAGGCTGATTTCATCCCCATCAGCAGCCCGGCGTTTTCCTCCATCGTGCGCTTGTTTGCCAGCGCCATGTTGAGCGTAACCGGCGTAACGGCCTGAACGGC